GAGCGTTATTTCACTGGGCTTAGAATCAGTGGACCAGGCAACATCGCCGTTAAGCGGAGCTGATCATGGGTTACGCCTACCCCGGCGCTGAGTTTATTGACGACACGGCAGCGCATACAGGCCGGTTCGGCAAGATCTGCGCACTGGAAGATTCGGTGATCGCCAGCCTGTCGGCAGAGGATTACACCGGCAACACCCTTTCGGCTATTCCGCTGAAAGCCACTGGTGAGATGTACGGGGTGTTTACGAGCGTCACGCTGACTAGCGGCACTGTCGTTGCTTACAAGCTCTGATCATGTCAAAGGGATTTGGGCAAGGCGGTGCACACGATTACACGATCGGCGCCGAAGTCATCAACGACAGTGCCGCGCATACCGGCAGGTTTAATCACATCGACTTTTACGAGAACACCACGATTGACACGCTGGTAGCCGAGAACTACACCGGCAATAGCCTTGACGGTGAAAGCATCCCGGCTGGCTTTCATATCGTTGGCGTGTTCACCAGCATCACGCTGCAAAACGGCGCCTGCATTGCGTATCGGGTCTAATGGCACTTGCTTCCTCGCTACAGAAAGTCGCGGCCAAGGTGATCAGCACTTTCGGCCAGACCGTAACGGTTCAGTTCTTTAGCTACGGAAGCTATAACCCGGAAACGGGTGGCATGGTCAAATCTTCTAGTAACAGCGAGATTAAGGGCATTTTGCAAGACATCACCGAACGTGAGGTGAATGAGCTTGTGCAGGCCACTGATAAAAAGCTGCTGGTAGCCAAGAACGCTTTAACCAGCGTGCCGAACACGGAGGATAAGGTGTCTATTGGCGGCAGTGTTTATCAGGTAATTGAAGTGAAGACCGAGCAGGTGCAGGGTTCCAACATCTATTACGAACTGATCCTGAGGGGCTGATATGGCCAGGGAGATCAAGATCGGACAGATCGGAGATTACCTGCAGGATCGAGTAGAGCTGCTGTTGCGCACTACTGTTTTGGAGACTGACAAAAGGGCAAAAGAAGGCAGCCCGGTAGATACTGGCCGATTCAAGGTAAGTTGGCAGATCGGTGAGAATGACGCATCAGGAGTGCCAGCACCTGAGGGCGACTATGGCAACACACTTACCCCACCCAAAGGCACCAACTACATCCCAGGCCAAGAACGTCTTGGCAATGTTTATAGCGTTCACAATAATCTGCCCTATGCCGAACCGTTGGCGCAGGGCCACAGTCCACAAGCTGATGCAGGCTGGGTGGATGCTATAGCCAAAGATATGCAAGCGTATGTAGATTCCAACTGGCGCAAAATCTCTAGAGAGAGCTGATGGCAGCAATCGACCTAAATACTCTCCGGTACACGATTGAAGATCGGATGAAGACGGAGTTTGATGGCTCGCCGTCTTATCACGTCGCGTTTCACAATACGCCTTATGTGCCGACGCCTAATTCGACTTGGCTGCAATGCCTCGTGTCGTTCGGCGTTAATTCGTACCTGACGCAAGGCGGCACCACCGGCAGTGATAACAGCGTTCGGGGTGTCATGGCCATCAACATTTTTACGCCGAAGGGCGACGGCCCAGGCGCTAACTACACGATCACCAAGCGTGCGCGTGACCTGTTTAACCGCCAGGTTGTTTCCGGCATCATTTTCGATGCAGTGAACGGGCCTGAGGTTGTCGCTACTCCGATCCCTGAGGGTTTCTTTCAAACCCAAATGCGCGTGACGTTTGAGGCATTTGAGAGCCTCTAATACTGATCGCTAAAATTACCGTAAACCTACCTTGGTTCAACCATGGCCTTTTTTCGTGGCGAGGAAGGCTCCGTCAGCTTTGAAAAGGATGGGGGCACTAACGCTGCCATCACTTCGACCCGCAGCTGGAGCCTGACCGTAAATAAGGAACTGCTGGAAGTCACCGACCATGGCGACACCAGCCGTGCCTATGTCGGCGGGCTGATCTCTGGTGAAGGCACCGTTGAAGTGCTCTACACCGCTTCCAGCGCTGACGAAACCAACGATTTCATTAGCGACATCTTCACCACCGAAGATGGCGGCGATGCAACCTTTGAGCTGTTTCTGGACACCTCTGGCACTAAGAAACTGAGCTTTGCAGGGATCATCACCTCTGCTGAGTACAGCGCCACTGTTGGCGAGCTGGAAGTGATCACCTGTAATTTCACCGTCAACGGTGCTATTACTGAGGCACTCTGAGGCTGCTTCTTTTGGCAGGTGGTGATAGTCTTGGCCTGCTTATGGGCCTTGATTGTTAATGCCTGCCAAAACCCGTGCAGTTGATCTCCTGATCAACTCTTTTGATCTGAACCAACGGCGCAAATTCGTCGTTAAGGGTGCTGATGGACAGCCTGTACTTGACTTGTATTTCAAGCCAATTACGCGATCCGATCGGCAACGGGCCACGACGCTTGCCAACAGCGAAGAGGCACTAGAAATCAGCACCCAGATGCTGTGCCAAATGGCAGAGCTAGAGGATGGCAGCAAGGCGTTTGAACCTGGCGACGCGCCAAAGCTCAAGCGCCAACTGCCTGAATCGGTGCTGAACGAACTTGAGCTGTTCCTGTTTGGCCTTGGCGATGACGCCAACCTGCAGGAAGCAAAAAACGACTGAGGCAGGATGGGTGGCTCTTCTTTGAGTTCCACCTGGCCTGCGATTTAGGCATGACTGTAAGCAGGCTCCGCACCGAATTAACCGATGCGGAGTTCATGCACTTTGCTGCCTACTATGAGGTCAAAGCCGAAATGGAAAAAGAGCAATCAGATCGGGCCAAGTCATCCCGTCGGTAGACTTGAGCCACGAGAGGTAGCACCGTGGCTGAGGCTCAGGTAAGGCTAAACGTAGATACGCGGGCAGCTGTAACCGGCCTCAGAAAAGCTCAGCAGGAAACCAGAAAGCTAGAAACCCAGGTAAACCGAACTAGCAAGGCAACGGCCAGCGCTACTGCCAACGTTCAACGTTTTGGCATTGCATTCCGTTCCGTTGTTGGTCCGGTTGTTGCCATTACTGGCGCGGTCAACCTGCTTGGCCGCAGCCTGAAAACTCTTGGCGAGCGTCAGGCTGATGCTGCTGCATTAGAGAATGGCCTGCGCAAAGTTGGTGCTGCTGCTGGCGAATTAGAGCGCCTGCAGAAGGTGGCAGATCGGCTGGGCAAGGCGACGTTATTTAATCAGGAAGATTTCACCCGAGGCTTTGCGCTTCTTACTAGCTTCCAGACCATTGCAGTTAGCAGTTACCAGCGCGTTGCTGAGGCTGCTGCAGACGTTGCGCAGGTCACCAAGCAAGACGTAAACAGCTCTCTGCTGCAGTTGGCCAAGGCGTTGCAGGATCCCGTCAAGGGCCTCACGGCGCTTTCACGGGCTGGCACGCAATTTACTGACGCACAGAAAGAGGTCATTAAAAAGCTGGTTGAGGCCGGCAAGGCTGCTGAGGCCCAGGACTTCATCCTTAAGGAGATTGAGAAGCAGTACGGCGACGCGGCCAAGGCTGCTGGCAGTGCTGGTTATGCGGGCGCTGTTGACAGCTTGGGCGAAAGCTTCCGTGACTTCCAAGAGCAGCTAGCCAAGGGTGTTGAGCCTGCGGTAACCAAGGTTCTAAACGTGATGACAGATCTATTTGATCTGTTCTCGAAGATCCCGAAAGAAGCAGGCCAGATGGCCGCGCAAATTGGCGTTGCAACTGCCGCTTACATCGCTTTGCAAAAGGCGATGAAATCAGTGCTGGCGTTGCAGATGGTTGAGTTCCTTAGGCAGCAAATTGCGCTGTATCGGTTCTTTGGCGCTTCCATCTACTTTGCAGCCGGTGCACAAAAAGCGTTTGCTGCTGCCAGTGTTTTGGCTAAGGGTGCCTTGGTTGCATTGCCATTTGCGTTGGTAGCGCTGGCGGTAAAAACCTATTACGACGAGACAGAGCAAGCTAAGAAAAATACACAGCTGTTTGAGCAAGCATTAAAAGGCCAAACCACTGAGCTGCTGCAAACTGCGCTGGCTGCAGAGGTCGCAACTCAGGCCCTGCAACAGCAAAGGCTTGCAAGTCTTGCGCTTTCTGAATCCGGTAAGACGGGTGGCGGCTTTGCCGAGATAGCAGCCAAAAAAGCGCTTGACGCCACCAATGCTCGCATCCTCAAGCTGCGCGATGAGCTGAACATCGCAGCAGAGCGTGATGAAGCTGAATATCAGCGGCAGCAAAACGCGACCAAGGATCTAACCAAGGCGAACAAGAAAAAGGATATTTCGCAGAAGCAGCTTGAACTAGAGAACCTATTGCGTGAAGCAAAGGTCAAGGGCAATGCTCAAGAGGTTGCCTATATCGAAAAACTGCTAGAGCGTGAACAGATCATGCAACGCGAGATGAAGTCGCGTGAACGCATGAATGCATTACTGCAGACTGAGTTTGATTATTCAGAAAAGATCAAAGCACTGCGGCAAGAGATTGCAGACGCCTTTGCCGGTGCTGCTGTCACGCCTGGCCAGTTCGGTGGTGAGTTTGGCGGGATCTTTGAAAAGGGTGGTGAGCGCACCCAGCACTTAGAGGAACTGAAAAAGAAATTCAAAGAGCTTCAAAGCCCGATGCTGGCGATTAAAAATATCTCTGGCGGCATTGCCGATGCATTCTCAACGTCCATTGCTGGCATGATCAATGGCACGATGAGTGCCAAGCAAGCGCTGGCGAATTTCTTCCAGTCAATATCGCAGAGCTTCCTAAATATGGCGACAGACATTATCAAGGCCGCCATTCGCATGATGGCATTCAAGATTATTTCTAGCCTGTTCCCTGGTGTTGGCGCTGCCTTTGGCGCTAGCAACATGACAGCCCCAGGTTTGAGCGGTGCTGGCGCATTAGGCGGCAAGGTTTCTGGCCTTGGCATTGGCGGTTCCTTGGGCGGTGCTAGCTACGGCGGTGGTGGTGTTGGCGCTGGCATTGGCGGTTCAATTTCTGGCGCCACCTTTGGCGGCTTCAAAGCTCGCGGTGGTCGGGTTAGCGGCGGACGTGGCTACATCGTTGGCGAGAACGGGCCAGAGTATTTCAGGCCGGGCATTGGGGGCAAAATTACTCCTAACCACAAGCTGCCCAGGATGGTTGATTTGGGCGGCAAGTTTATGCCATTCCATCCGCTCTTTATGGCGGCAATGTTTGGCGTTGGGAATTTTGGTGGCAACCGGCAGGCCGTAATGGAACAGTTTGGCGCACGGTTTGGCCATGCCACTCCGCGTGCAAACGGTGGTCCCGTTTCGCCGGGCTCCAACTACATGGTTGGAGAGAAAGGCCCTGAGCTGTTTGTTCCTCGCGGTGGCGGTGGTGGCGGCGGTGCAATGGTGGTGGTCAACGTAGACGCCAAAGGCACTCAAGCCGAGGGCAATGAGCCCAATGCGAATAAGCTGGGCGAAGCAATTGGCATGGCAGTTCGGCAGGAACTGGTGCGCCAGAAACGACCCGGAGGATTGCTCGCATAATGGCTACTTTCCCTTCAATTACGCCTACCTACGGCGCACAAAAGAGCAGCCAGCCGAAGGTTAAAAAAATTCAGTTTGGCGATGGCTACGAACAGCGTTTGCTGTATGGCATCCCCGGTCACATGAACCCTAAGGAATGGTCTTTGACTTGGGAGGTGTCAGAAACTGACGCTGACACGATCGAAACGTTTTTAGATGCCAGGGCAGAAGATGCGGCAGCGTTTGATTGGACGCCGCCAGATGAAACCACGTCTTACAAGTGGGTTTGTGAGCAGTGGACCAAGCGCATCCCATTTGTTAATCGTGCCACCATTACGGCCACCTTCCGTGAGGTGTTTGAGCCCTAATGGCTAACCCGCATTCAGAACTGCAGAAGGTCAACCCAAGCAGCATTATTGAGCTGTTTGAGCTTGAGCTGTTTGCGGCACTGCATGGCGCTGACTTCACCTACCGTTTTCATGCCGGCACCAATCAATTCAACAGCAACGGCGACATCATTTGGGATGGGAACACCTATAGCCGGTTTCCTATTCAGGTTGAGGGGTTTGAATACAAAGCTGACAGTGGCACGCTGCCCAGGCCAACGGTGCGCGTGTCCAACATGTTTGGCACCATTACCGCAATCCTGCTTAGCGTCAATGCTTCCAATGCGGGCAACGATTTAACCGGCGCCAAGCTGACGCGCATCCGCACTTTGGTGCGCTACATCGACGACGCTAATTTCCCTGACGAGGCAAGCAATCCTTATGGCACGGCTGACACCTCAAGTGTCATGCCATCTGAAATTTATTACATCAGCCGCAAGGTTGCCGAGACCCGTGATCTAGTCGAATTTGAGGCGTCAGCTGTATTTGACTTGGCCGGGATCAGGGCTCCGAAACGTCAATGCCACGCCAACCTCTGCCCGTGGATTTACAAGGGTTCGGAGTGTGGCTATAGCGGCACTGATTATTACGACGAAAACGACAAGGCCGTTACCGATAGCGCCGATGACAAATGCGGCAAAAAGCTAAGCAGCTGCCAAGTTCGTTTTGGGGAAGAAAATGAATTACCCTTTGGCGGGTTCCCTGGCATCGGCGCGTTTAACGGATGAAGAAAACGGCCAAGGCAAAAGCACTTGAGCACGCGAAGGCAGAAGACCCGCGTGAATCATGCGGTTTGCTGGTCATCATCAAAGGTCGTGAGCGGTATTGGCCATGTAAAAATCTGGCCGAGGGTAGTGATCTCTTTATCCTCGATCCAGTCGATTACGCCGCCGCTGAAGATCAAGGTGAAGTCGTAGCAATCATCCATAGCCATCCGGTAACGCCGCCACAACCAAGCCAAGCAGACCGAGTGGCCTGCGAAAAGTCTGGGCTGCCTTGGTACATCGTCAACCCTAAGACTGAGCAATGGGGTGAATGCAAGCCAGAGGGCTACAGAGCGCCGTTAATTGGCCGTGAATGGGTTTGGGGTGTAACCGACTGCTGGACGTTGGTTCGGGACTGGTACGCCGAGCAGGGGATTGAACTGCGTGATTGGGACCGGCCAACGACGCCTGAAGAGTTCAACAGCCAGCCGATGTTTGATGACTGCTGGGAGGAGATCGGTTTTAGAGAGGTGAAGTTAGAAGAGATGCAAGAGGGCGACGCCTTGCTAATGGCTATTGAGTCAAACAAGTTGAACCATGTTGGCGTTTATATCGGTGATCAGCTGGTGTTGCATCACCTCAGAGGCCGGCTTAGCTCTAGAGACCTTTTAGGGGAATGGCTCCTAAAATGCACTGGCAAGGTGCTGCGATACGATGCGGGAAATTAAGCTCTATGGCGCACTTGCAAAGTTTGTAGGCAAACGGCGCTTTTTAGCTGAAGTTTCTAGCGCTGGTGAAGCCATAAGGATGCTGCTGGCCAACTTTCCAAAGCTGGAAAGGCACATGACCGAACAGCATTACAAGGTCATAGTTGATAATTCTGAGCGTGACGTTGAGGAGATCAACTTTCCTGCATCAGGCTGTATTCAAATTGTTCCGGTGATTGGCGGTGCCGGCGCTGTAGGCAAAATCATTGCCGGCGTTGCATTGATTGCGGTTGCCGTGTTTGTGCCTGCTGCGGCTTTTGGCCTTAGCTCTATGTTTGCTGTTGGTGCCGTTGGCGCCAGCTTGGTGCTTGGCGGTGTTGCACAGCTGCTAAGTCCTACGCCGCAGATGGGGCAGTTTGGGCCAGTGTCATTCAACCCGACGACAGCTAATAAGACCACTGAAAATACGGAGATGGATCCGCAAGCGTCCTATAGCTTTAGCGGTATTCAAAACGTTTCAAGGGCTGGCGTCAGCGTTCCCCTGATCTTTGGTGAAACAATAGTCGGCTCGGTGGTTATTTCTGCCGGCATCGACGTGGATAACATCTGATCATGGCAGACAAAGATAAAAACCAGATCATTGGCGCTGGTGGCGGCGGTGGCGGTGGCCAAACAGTCGTCCAGCAAACGGTACAAGTTCAGCAATCTGCTGCGCCTGCAGTTCGCACGCCAACGCGAACGGCTGACAACTTGGCCTCTACGGCCTATGGCAATATTCTGGACCTTATTTCAGAGGGCGAAATTGAGGGTTTCCCTTCTGCAAGGGATTACACCAGGGGCACCGATAACTACAACAAAGCCCTGCTAAAAGACGTTTATTTAACTGATACGCCAATCCTCAGATCCGGCGCTGATGTAACCGACCTATCAGATTCAGACTACAACTTCAAAGGGGTAACAGTAGAGGCCAGGTACGGGACCAACGCGCAAAGCTATATTTCAAGATTTGGCGCGACTGAAGACATTCAATCTGTAAACATTGAAGTTAAACAAGCAACGCCAATAACCCGGCAGATTACTGATACCAACGTTGACGCCGTGCGAATCAGCATGGCCGTTAGCCGGCTTGAGCGTGGCACCAATGAAGGTGACATCCTGGGCACATCCGTCACCATTCGGTTTGATGTTCAGTACAACGGCGGCGGTTTTACCGAAGCCAAGCGCGACACGATTAGCGGCAGAACAGCTGACAGATATGAGCGCGATTACATCATTGATTTAGACGGCGCTTTCCCTGTTGATATTCGCGTCGTTCGAGAGTCGGCTGATTCTTCAGACACCAACGTTAGCCCAACATTCTTCACGGCTTACACCGAGCTTATTTATCAAAAGCTCCGTTATCCAAACAGCGCATTGGTTGCATTGCGCTTTCAGGCTGAACAGTTCAACTCAATCCCTGCGCGTTCATATCGCATACGAGGGATTAAGGTTCAGCTGCCTAACAATGCCACGGTTGATCAAGATACTGGCAGGGTTACTTATAGCGGTACTTGGACCGGAACCTTTGGTGCAGCGCAATGGTGTAGCGATCCGGCCTGGGTGCTATTCGACCTTTTGACCAGCAAGAGGTATGGTTTTGGGGATCATATTGAAGCCGCTCAATTAGATAAATTTGCGTTCTATTCTGCCAGCCAGTATTGCAATGGACTTGTCGATGATGGCTTTGGCGGTAAAGAAGCCCGGTTTAGCTGTAATGCTCTTATTCAAAATCAATACGAGGCATATAAGCTAATTAATGACCTGTGCAGCGTTATGCGCTGTCAGCCGTACTGGTCAACCGGCACCCTGACCATCACGCAGGATAAGCCAACTGATCCCAGCTATTTATTTACACGGGCCAATGTCACTGAGGATGGCTTTAGCTATGCCGGCTCTGATCTTAAAACTCGGCACACTGTCGCCATTGTTGGTTACCTAGACCTTGAAACCCGCGAAATCAATTACGAGGTTGTAGAGGATCGTGACGCCATTGAAAAATACGGCGTTGTCACCACTCAAATCAAAGCGTTTGCCTGCACCTCACGCGGTCAAGCGAACCGTTTGGGCCAGTGGATTCTTTACACCGAACAGCAAGAGCATGAGGTAATTACCTTTGCCACCTCTATTGATGCAGGTTCACTTATCCGCCCAGGTGCGGTTGTAGACGTTCAGGATCCGGTTAGGGCTGGCGTTCGCTTTGGTGGCCGCATTGCTGCTGCTGGCGACAACACAATTAACGTTGATGATGCCACCGGTTTACCGGATGACGATGCGACGCTAAGCGTGATCCTGCCTGATGGCACGGTTGAAACCAAAAACATCATCAGCCGCACCGGCACGCTGATCACCGTTGATGAGGATTGGACTACACAGCCCAATGCAAACAGCATTTGGATTATTCAAACTGACTCACTGCAAACTCAGCAGTATCGAGTTTTAAGCGTTCGGGAAACCGATGGCCACGTTTATGAAATCACTGGCCTTAAATACAACGTCGGCAAGTATGACCATGTTGAACGCGGTTATGCATTGCAATCCCGCACGATCAGCAATCTAAACGCAATACCCAGTCCACCGTCCAGCCCAGAGGCAGAGGAAAAGTTTTACGCACAGAACGATAAAGCCAAAGTCAAAATTGTTGTTAGCTGGTCGGCTGTTAAAGGCATTCCGCAATACAAGGTGCGCTATAGGGCCGGCGACGATAACTGGGAAACGGCGACTGTCACCAAGCCTGATTATGAAATCTTAGACACCAGAGCAGCGACTTACACAATTGAGGTTTACAGCATCAATTCATTGGGCCGGCAGTCCAGTGATTTTGCCAGCTTGAGCTTTACTGCCATTGGTAAAACTGCAGTTCCTGCTGATGTGCAGAATCTGCGCTTTGAAGCCACTAGCGACAAAGAGGGAACACTTAAATGGGATGAGGCGACTGATCTTGACGTTAGAAACGGCGGCAAGGTTTACATTAAGCACAACAGCTTGATTGATGGAACTGCCACATGGAGCAATTCAGTTGACCTGATTGAAGCTGTTGCAGGCTCTTCAACTAGCGCCAAAATTCCGTTGGTAGAAGGTGAGGTGCTGGTCAAGTTTGCAGACGATGGGGGCCGCCTTAGCGCTAATGAAACAAGTGTCATCATTGACCTCCCAGACACACGCGGCAAGTTGCTTTTGCAATCCCGCAGAGAAGATCAAGACGCTCCGCCATTTCAAGGGCAGAAAACTAGCTGTTTTTACAGCGATGAATATGATGCTTTGACTTTGGCCAGCGATGCGCTGATTGACGACAAAACAGACGATATTGACGATTGGGGCAAACTTGATTCGCTGGGCGATACTCTCAGCTCTGGTGAATATACGTTTGTCAACACGCTTGATCTTAAGGGCGTGTTTGCTCTTGACCTAAAGCGCCGGTTTGTCACTCGCGGTTTTTACCCTGATGACTTGATTGATGACAAGACAGACAATATTGACAGCTGGGCCAAATTTGATGGCGACGTGGCCGACA